TAATTCAACACCTTTCGAAGTTAAAACAGGTTCACATACATTAATGTTTCCATTATGAATATTATCATGACACTCAATACATATAGGTAATAGATTGGATTTATGGTTCATATGAAGTTGTTTATTTTTTATAAAACCATGTTCATTTGCTTTTTCTTGAGGATTCAAATGATGTACTTCTTCACATTTCTTATTACAAACAGAACAAATATCCATGTATACATCTTTATTGTATTTACTTATTCTCGGTTCAACGATAAATTTGTTTCTATTCAAAAATTCATCTCTAACAGAATGAGCGAAAGACAAGAATTCTTGAGGCATATCTAAACTATAAGCAACTTCGAGACCGTATAATGAATTACCATTACCTGGTTTAAGTTTCCTATTATAAATAAGAATATTCTTTTCATTGTCATAATCAACAGACAGATGATAAATATTCACATTACTTAAGTTTTTTATAGAATCAATATCACATAACTCATGTAAATGACTTGCAAATATAAATGATGTATTTTTTCTAGAGAGAATATTAATACCTGAAACAATCATTGCAATAGCAGAAGTTGTTTCAGTGGAGTTTAGTAATTCATCACCTAAAACAAGTGAATGATTATCAGTTCGTTTTAGAATAGTTCGTATTTCATTAATTTCTGAAACAAATGAACTTTGACCTTTAAATAAATTATCACCTCCAATAACTCTAGAAAAAATATGATGGTACGGATGAAAGTTAAATGACTTACACGAAGTAAACATTCCAGTTTGCGCCATGATTAAATTCATTCCAATTGATTTCATAAGAGAAGATTTACCTGACGAATTCAATCCATATAAAATCATACTTTCAGAACCTATACTTACATCATTCGATATATAAGGTATATCAACCTGAATTTGTTCAATTAATGGATGTCTTATACCAACTGTATTAATGAAACTATCTTTACTTTCATAAACTATATTTGGACGGGTATAACAAAAATCAACTGAGTTTTTAGCATTTGTCGAATAAAAATCAACAAGACCTACAAAATGACTTATGAATGTAAACAAATTCTCGTAATTCTCGTAAAAATGTTTGAGTTCGTGTAAATAGAGTTCAGTAATTCTAGATTTAAATTCCGATTGTAATTCAGATAGTTTAGATTGACTATCATTCATACCTTTGAATGAGATTTTAAGGTTCGTCTTATTATTTGTAGAAACAGGTTTTTCGATAATGTCATCAAGAGATAAAGAACATTTACTTAATAGTTTGTTAATATAATTACATCTTGATTTATCTTTCTTAAGATTACTAAATCTATTTTGTGTGATGGTGATAGATTTAATATTATCTTTATTTTTTTCTAATTTGAATTCATTACTACTATTGTCGATACTCTTACCTTCATTAAGACATGATAAAACATTTTCGAATATGTTTTCAAGACATGTAATATCATTTCCCATAGAATCTATTTCTGGATGAATACCTTTATTAAAAATATTTTTATTAATCTGAATCAAATTAACTTTTTCCATTTCAGATAAATCGAATTTCTTTTTATAGTAGATCATAAAATCTTCTAAGCATGACTGATTATCAACCGACCAATTCATGTTCTTGAAATTATATTTACATAATATAGTCAATGCTTCCAACGAATTATGAATACTAACAAATTCACTAGGTTGAAGTGTTCCTAATATTATTCTCTTATATAGTCTTTCAATGTCAGATATTTTAGATAAATGTATTCTCACTTCTTTATATAAGTCATCTTTAATAAACATATCACATTGTTCATACCTTTCATTAATTTTATTGGGATCAGTTAAAGGATTAATGATACATTGTTTAAAAAATCTTTTACCAATACTCGTTTTGCAATTGTTTAGTAAGTTGACTAAAGAAGAAGTCTTTGTATTTGATGTTTTATTTGAAACTATATTTAGATTTTCCAACGCGTTGTTAATAAGAGATAGATATTTATGATTTTCTAAAAAAATGGGTTTCTTAATACCATTGATTATTTTATCTGAATGTTCATATACAAATTGGAGTAGGTATGCAAAAGACACAACGGACAATGGTTTCATTTCTAGATCAAGATATTCTATGATTGAAAGAATAGTATTCGTATTCTTGAATACTTTTTTGAAAATAGTGTTTTGGTATGAGAGTTTGAAAAAATTATCATTGATTAATGTACTAAGTTTGTTATGAATACATATATTACTTGGAATACTTTTGATAAAATTAGACAACATGTTCATTAATTTTGAATTTGACTTTGTTTGAATGTCAGTAAAACATACAATCTCAGACGGACTATTATTTGAAATTGTTTTTAATGTATCTTCAATGTTGATGATCGAATCAGTGTCGTTTGTTTCATATATAAAACTTTCATTTGTTGTTATATCAACCCATGATATACTAGATAAAATAAATTCATTTTTGTTCTTATCCTGACCTACAGAAAAATATATAGTCATCAAATAATTATTGGTTGATAAAGACGAATTTTCTGTATAAGTGGATGGTGAAATAATTTGAGTTACTTCTCTTTTAGGATTTGGTGGTGGAGTTGTTTGTTCAATTAAAATAATTGTAAAATTATTGGACAACAAAATATCAATAAATTTCTTAACAGAATGAATAGGAAAACCTAATAATAAATGATTGCTTTTATCAATATTTGCAATCGATTTATTTTTTTTTGTAACTTGTATTTCTAATATTTCTCCAATAGATTGAATTGGAGGTCCTTCTTCTAAAGTAGCATAGACTTCAAAAAAAGACCCAACTTGCATTAAAACTAACGTATTTTGTTCATAAATTTTAGAGTATTTATGATGATAATCTAAATAAGAGTCTATAATAACCATTATATATTTAAAGAGATTTTATTTTTAAATACATATTTCTATTTAAAAATAATATTTACTTGTAAAATGATTTAGGAATATTCGTTGCAGTGTGAGTAAATAGAATTACTTGTCCAGTTTTTGGATTAGTCCAAGCCTTTGTATCTCTATTAGGTGAATACTTAAATGCTTTTGCAAGAGCGTTAAATTTAAATCCTTTTCGAACAGGTGATCGAGAACGAGAACGGGAACGAGAACGGGAACGAGAACGAGAACGAGAACGTTTTTGTTTTTTTTTCATTTTTTATTATATAGAATATTTATTTTTTTTTTAATAATAAAAATGAATATATACGGAACTTATTTATTTTCTGATGATAAATTTAAGAAACAATTCAGTGAACTATCAATAGACAATACACCTTTACAAAATGAAAAATTAGTTCTCAATATACCTGATAATTTTGATGGTAGAACTATATGGAAAGATTATATTAAAAATGACCAATACCAGTCGCAATGTATATCCTGTTGGGCTTTTGCTTCACTATATACTTTATCTTCACGACTATCAATATATACAAAAGGAAAATACAATCTCACATTTTCTCCTGCAAAGATGATATTCCAACGAAATCAAGATTGGAATACAATAAATAATAATATAACAAACGGTATAAGTCCAGATACAAAAAATGATATTATTATAAGTAAATGTAATGAAAACACATTATTACATGCATGGAGATATTTATATAGTTTTGGTGTTCCTGAAAGTAAATGTGTTAATGATCAAATAAGACTAAATAATATATATTCTTCTGATACTTTATTTGGTGATTCATTTGATACTTGTCCAACTGATAATTCTGAAATGGTGCATCATCGTGTATCTGGATATTATTATGTCCCAGGAACAATAAGTAAAAGTCCAATTACAAAAGATGGAAATGAATTGAATATAAGACGAGAGATATATCATTGGGGTCCTTGTTCAACAGTTATGAGAATATTTAAAGATTTTCTTAAATGGGATGGTAAAGGAATATATAAGTGGGATACAGTTTCAGGTCAGGTAAATACTTGTGGGCACGCGGTTGTTATTATAGGATGGGGAGAAGAAAATGGTGTAAAATATTGGATAATTCGAAATTCGTGGAAAGGAGACAAAGAATTTTTCAAAATTCTAAGAGGTGTTAATCATTGTGAGATAGAAGAGAATGTAATTGTAGGCTACCCGACATTACCTGGAATCAGATTGTTTTTAGAACATCCTATATTATATAGTTTCGATGATATGGCTTTGAGAGGTATATGGAATATACAGGACAATGGATATAAACTAACTACATATGAAAAACTTATACTCAATCAAGATAATAAATTCGATAGAACAAATAATGAATTTATATATAAGATGGAGTACTGGCCTGACTTTTCTAAACTGGTAGCTGGAGATTTAGATAGTATTGTGTATAATATAAAAGTTAAAGAGAATTATAAATCAATATCATCATCTCGTAGAAGAAGAAGATCTAATAATAATATTATTTTTATTCTTTTTATATTATTTATATTTATTATACTATTAATATAAAATTGATTTATAATATAAATAATTATATTATAAATAAAATGGATAAACATATTTGTGAAAAATGCAATAAGAATTTTGATTCAAAATCTGAATACACAAAACATAAAAAGAACCATTGTGTTTTTAATAGTATAGTTAAACCAATATTAAAATGGGTTGGTGGAAAAACTCAAATATTACATAAACTTATTTCAGATTTTCCATTAGAAATAAATAACTACCGTGAGATATTTTTAGGAGGTGGAAGTGTATTATTGACTTTACTATCATATGTTAATAATGGAAATATAAAGATTCATGGAAATATTTATGCTTACGATTTAAACGAACCTTTAATATATGTTTACAAAAATATACAATTGAAACATGATGAATTGTATAATAAAATAGAAGATATTATAAAGGATTTTAATAATTGTGAAGAAGAAAGTATAAATAGAAAACCCAAGAACATCGAAGAAGCAAAGAAAAATAAAGAAAATTATTATTACTGGATTAGAAACACCTATAATAAGTTAAGTTCTGAAGACAAAAAAACTATACTTGGTTCTGCTTTATTTATATTTTTAAATAAAACTTGTTTTAGAGGTGTATTCAGAGTTGGACCAAATGGATTTAATGTTCCATACGGTCATTATAGCAATCCTGAAATAATAAATAAAGAACATTTAAATAAAATACACGAACTAATTAAAGACGTGGTATTTGAATGCGCCGATTTTAGTGATTCTTTAAAAAATGTAGAAAGTGATGATTTTGTTTATCTCGACCCACCATATGCTCCTGAAAATAACACATCATTTGTAGGATATACAGAAAATGGTTTTAATATTGATAATCACACTAATTTATTTAAATTAATCAATCAATTAAACAATACAGGTAAAAAAATAATGTTAAGTAATTCAGATGTAAGTTTAGTACGTAAAAATTTTACAGATGAAAAATATAATATAACATCTATTTTATGTAAACGAACAATAAATTCTAAAAATCCTACTTCTAAAGCTAATGAAGTAATTATCAAAAACTTTTAATTTAATTTTATATAAAATTAAATTAAATTTACTTGTTAATCCATAAATCTAATTTTGTAAAATAATCAGTTTCATCACCGTATAAAACTTCAATATTATTTTCCTGTAATATAGTGTTTAATGTTGTATATTTTTTATGAGAAGATGTTAATAGATTTTGTAAATATGAATTAACAGATAATCCGTACGATACATCAAACTTATCTCCAAGTATTATTTCATACTCTCTTTTTAATGAAGGTGAAGACCATAATTTTGTCTCAACAGAACCTGGAACATTTTGTGATTTCTTTTCTAAAATTTTGATATATATTTCACCAGTTTTATATTCAATAATATATGCTTCATCAGGTAATCTGAATATATCTATATTGTATTTATTTTTCATATATTTTTTAAACTGGTTTTGTATTACAAAAATACATCTTTTGTCTTCGTAATTTTTTACGATATAGTAATATTCCTCTACATATCCAAAATTTAATAATATATTTTTATTATTAATTTTATCCTCAAATTTCTTCCCATTATAAGTAGTATTTTTACCACCAGCTTTATTCATTTTTAAATTATAAGATATATTTAAATTAAAATCATTTTTAAAAAATTAATTTGTATTCATCATTCACTTTATATCTATGATAATAACAATTCTCATACTTTTGAGAATTTATAAACATAATCGAATCACCTATCAAATAAAATGGATATGTGCAAATCTTGACAAGTTTATTTATCTCTTGTTTATTATCAGTTTTATAATACACAGACACATCACCATTATTATCTTTATTCATATAATCTATAACTTCATCATAAGATGATAATGATATTAAATTTATATTCTTTTCTTTATAAAAATCTATTTCATCTTGTAATCTTTCTTCTATTGTTCTAGAAAGTGAACTATAATCGTATTGTATATCTGAATCTGGTGAATTATCTCCTCTATAGCAATCAGAATATATTAAATGTGGTGTACAATAATATATATTTAACTCATTACATGCTTTTTGTATACATGTATCAATACCATTCGTAGCTCCAGTTCTATTTAGAAAATTCAAGAATTTACGTGCACCATCTTTAGTAATCATGTATGAGGCTGTACTTCCTAAAGAATTAATAAAAGAAGTATACACATCCCATTTCTCGATTTCGGGTTCTTTTTCTTTATCAAATACTTCCTTTTTATTAATATCTCTAACATGATGTCCTAGAAATGCTATATCCCATGAAACTTTATTTAATTTACTTAAGAGAACTTTATATTTATTTTCAAATTCTGGAACAAAATCTATATCATCTTCAAGAATTAATATATATTTATTATCTGATTTATCATTAACTAAGTCTATGTATAATTTTATATGTGATAAAAAACACCCTACCATTGATTTCCTCATATTATAATCATTGTTCTCAAATATTTGTTGAATTTGCCGATTACTTGATAAAGTTTTCCCATCAACTGCTGAAAATCGTTCGTAATTTAAAAAACTTGATTTTTCAACAAACTTCTCCCATCTATCATTGCGTCTGTCTAAATTAACTACATATGTCTTACATTGAGACTTAGACTTTTTATTACCTTTATCTTCTTTTCCATAAAACTGTATCTCATCGTTTAACTTGTAAGCATTTAGTTTTGTCTCGTCTGTTCTTTCTGATGTTAATCTACCTGTATGTAAACAATAAATCCCTTCAAAAAATGCAGATATATATCCTTTACTTATATATTTATAAGCATAATCCATTTCAAAATGTGAAACGTGTTCATTAAAATCTCCAATCTCATCAAAAATAGATTTTTTAATTACTGAAGGCCTAAAAGAAAAATGCGGCCAATATGAAGAAGATTTACAATTACCATATTTTTTTATCCATTTTTCTTTATCCTCTTGTGTTTTCAAATATTCATGAATATAATATCTCAATCCAGAAGAAGTAGTATGAAAAAAGCCTCCTTTAATATCTATATCTGACGCGATTTCTGAGTAATTTTTATTAAACAAACATTGACCTAATTTATCATTAGAATTTAAAACATCGTACGCATCAGATATATAATTTCTTTTTGTAAAGAATTTCCAATCATCTTCTAAATGTAACATGTACGGAGTCTTAACATGATTTTTAATAATGTTCATACTTCTAGGATGTCCTTTTTCTTCAATTGTCTTAAAATAAAATGTAAAAAATGGATACATTTCTTTCATTCGTTTTCTATCTTCTTCAGAACTATTATCATCCACACAAAACCAATAATCTATATTCTCAATATCAACACAATTTAAAACTGAATTAATTGTTTTTTCAAACAAGTCAAATCTCTTACATGTTGTAATAGTTAAAGTAAGTAAAGGAAAACTTGATTTAGGTCTTTCTTGTATTTTCTTTATAATGTCAGGATTGTAGAATATATAATTATCACAAATATGATTTATTGAAAAATGTTGATTGAATAATATTTTTAATGATGTGTCATGTGTCAATCCTCTAAATGCTAAAGTTTTTTCGTGAACATCATAAGACTTTTGATAATTATTTATATAATACGAACATATAGATATTTCGTCTTTTATATCTACAGAATAAGGAAATAATTTTGACATATAATCACCTATATATATACTTATATTAAATAGTTTTAGACTTCTAAAGTATCTTAATAAATTAATTGCATTGTTTACGTGTGGATTTATAATAAAATTATTTGACAATTTTTCAATCATTTTTTTATATATATTCTTTTCTCTAAATTAAAAAAAATCGATTTTTAAAATTGACTTTCCAGAAAAGTTCAGACTAGATACAATGGAGTTTGTTGTTCACTGTTATGACAATGCTTTTGACTGTTTTTTCAGTGAATTCAAAGATACGGTTTTAGATTCTTCTAATATCTTTTCTTTGGTACTGGATTTTAAACCGTCGAGGACTTTGACTGTCCTGCTTGTCGGAGACAAAGTCATCACAAGCCCGCCGATGAAATGTACCTTCTTGAAGAAAATCAACGCATCTAATGGATACGTATCTTTGGATTCAACGGAAATTCATTTCACAGAGTATAGACTCGGTGGCATAGAACATCATGTCGATGTCATAGATGCTATAGTGTGCTTGTATGATACACATTATACATTTGATTTGTTTGATGACATCAAGTATCTACTATATCAACCTGTGAGTAAATACTTTATCGGTTCACGAAAAAATTTAGATAAAAATATCTTTTATAACCGTACAAAAGATATGTGTAACATAGTATCTTTCGCAGTATCTTTAAAGACCAAGGATGGTTTGGAAGAACTGTTACAGAAAATAATAGCATAAACACAAAAACACAAACACAAAACAAAAACACAAAAATACAAAAACACAAAAACAAAATTGTAATTTTATAACTTGTATATAAGTTATAAAATCTATTTAAAGTAATAAATATATATATATATATATATATAAAAATGAGTAGTACTATATCAAGTCAAGCATTAACTGTTTTTGTTACAACACAATTCGTTAATGTTAGTGCATTATTTGCTGATTATTTAGTTATGAAAGCAGGATTACCTGCTATTACAGATATATCTGCTAGATACCCAATCATTGGATGTACTCTTATACTTTTTGAATGTTTATCACCTGTAAGTTTAGGAATTCATTTATGGTATTACCCAATTCCTAATCGTATTTAAATAATAAAAAAAATTAAAATATAACATTTAATAAATGTTATATTATATTATATTAATATTAATTTTCTTCCTTTATATGTATTTATATACCGTGGAAAAAAAAATAACTGTGTCACCTTCAAACATATTTAAAAAAGGTTTTATTTATTATGAATTTAATATTGATCTTGATAATCTAAATGTAAATGATAAAAAGAATATTATTAAAAATAGTGTATTGGAAAAATTACCGAAAGATTATATATTTCTTGATTATTACTATTATATAAAAGGTTGTTCATTATCAACATTTCACAGAGATGTAACATCAGGACAAAAATATTTAAATACTAAACACCCAACCTATACAGTGATCTTATATGAATATGAAGGAGACTTTTTATCATTATGTCCAAATAGTTATAAACAATTTCCTTTTATTACTAGTAAAGTAATATCTATTTCTGGAAATAAAAATACTATTGTAATATTTAATTCTGACATATTACACGCTGGAATAATTAATAGTATAGGTCAAAATAGAAAAGTATTACAGTTTAAAGTTGTGCATAAAGAAGATTTGCATTTATGTAATGATTTAAATAAAATTTTAGTAGAAAAAAATACAAATTGTAATTTAAACAATAATTTAGAACATATTTTAAGATTTTCGTCATTACATTTTGCTTGGTTGATAAATGGTTTTATGTATCCATTGTCGCAAAAAAAATATAATAATGGTTATATCAAATATATACAAGAACAAATTCCTATAAGTTTTTATAACAATATTAAAGAATAAAATTTCGTTCATTTGCATATTCTAAATGTAACAAACCCATTCTTTCTTGTTATTTGTATAACATCTCCTCTTTCATAACCATAAAACCGAGCAACCGAATCAGACTTTAAAATGGTTGGGAATTTATCACCATATTTAGATTTAAATTCGATGCATTGTTTAGTTCCTTTTTTATAAACGAGTTCATGTTTTGGTACAAGATAATGTTTTGTAATATTACATTGTAATTCGTCTTCATTGAATAATTCAATTATCAAATCTTTTGAATCCTCTACTATCTTTTTTGCAACTGGTGTAGCGTTTTCTCTGTGAACTATAATACAATGATTTATTTCCATCTGTTTTAACATGTATATATATTCCTGAATACTTTCAACATTGAATTTGTTTGTTATAGATAAGAAAACACATATCTGTTCTTCCGCGTTTGTGAATTTATTAATTCTAGAACCTAATATTCTTTCATCATCTTTATCTAAAATTTCATAACCTCGTTCATTCAATAATTCAATACAAGTATTATAAACTTTCATTATATAATAATCTTCATTTAAAATAAATTATTTTTTCATTTTTCTTTTTCATATATTTTCTTAATTTCATCACTTACATATACAATCACACCACTGTAATTTCTTATAAATTGTGTCAGAGATATACCTTTTTCTTCTCTAATCTTTAATAGTTTTTTTAATGCTAATCTTAATAACTCTTTTCGACCAATCTCAGGATTTAATAATCGTAGTTCTACCCAAAAAGCACACCAACATGCACAAAATCCTGATAATTCTAATTTTTCACCTTCCGATTCTTGAAGCGTTTGAAAAGATTTTACTAATGAGTATTTTGATGGAGGGTAGTATTCAGATATAAAATCTTCACCCAAATTGTCTTTAAATAGTTTTTGAATCTTTTGATCTAACTTTGGAGGATTTAAACATTTCTTATCATCATTTATGACTCCATATGATTCAAATCTTTCTAAACTCTTTTCTTTCTTATCATACAAGCAATAACCTGCATGTCCACTATCAACACAATCATATCCGAAAGGAAATACTATAAATCTTTTCGAATCACATTTACTAAATGTTTCCCAAAATTTTTTTTTATCACCAGGGACAGTTATACATTTTTTTTTCTCATTCCATCTTAAACTAACTTCGTCTTGATAATACGGTATATCATCAATTTTATTAGGTAAAAGAACACATGCTTCATCATGTTCATGATTAGATTCATCCTTTAACCAATGTATTTTCTTTTGACTATCAGTTTTATATGGTTCAGATAATATAACACATACATCATCGTATTTATGACTTAAATAATACATTACTATTACATTAAAAAAAGGGGAACCTTGAAAAGTTGTTTTTGGAGTATGAATACCATCTGGAATTTTTATAGGCATTTTATTATATAAAAATATAATAAAATTTTTTATTTCTTTAATTTTCTTTTCTTCTTTCCATCTTTAGGTTTAAAAAATGATGGAGGTAATACACCTTTATACTTATATTTTCTAGATATTTCTAAATTTTTATTTATTCTAGAATTTAAATTAGTTATTTCTTTATCCAAATCTAAACTATAAGAGCAATAATTATCATATGAAGTATATTGAGACAATTGAGTAGAATCTAAACTACCAATTAATGTAGCAGGGTTATTATTTTTAATAAGTTCTAATATTTTAGGTACTTTAGATTCGTAAGACCTTTCTGTTATATCAGTTATAAGTTCTAATTTCTCATATAAATTATAATTTTTCATTTTTGCTGCTACATTTTTACATTCATTTAGTATTTTACTTTTTGAAAACTTTTTTCTATTATTCCAATAATAATTTAAATTAGATATATTAATATATGGTGGGTTTGGTGGATTATTTACACCGTTTTTATTAGTTAGATTTATAACTGTGAAAATAACAAAATTTAGATTATCTAAATTCATTCCATTTTCTCTTAAAGTTTTTGTCAAGATTCCACTACTTTTATTATCATATTTTTCAGGTATATAAAATTTATCATACGGTTCATCTTCCAAATATGCATTTCTACAATAAGGGAACATATCTTTATCATAAAATATTGGTAAAGGATCTTTTGATACACTATTCCTTATGATTGATTTAATGTCTTCTCTCAAATCTCTTAAAGACCTATTTATCATGTACCCTTCATTTTTTCTCAACAAACAATTATAATTTATTCTATCAAGTCTTTGGAGACTACATTCAGCTTTATCCAATCTTTCTAGATCATAAAGTAACTTTAATATGTTTTTTCCAAAAGTTGATATTAGTTTATCTCCACGTATTTCTTTTTTGATTATTTTGTCGTCTATCAAGTATTTTTTAAATTCTGCCATATACTGTTCATTTACCAAATTTTCTATTTCTTTGTTTTTTATAATTTTTCCAAAATATTCACACATTTTAATAAATCTTATAGTAGCATTTTTTAATTTTACATTTTCTGGTAATGTATTATTCTTTCCAGCTTTTTGTTCTACATCTATAAAACGATCCTTTTGTAAAATATCGTATAGATTAATATCAGAACCAGTATGATCCACCCCAAAAGAATCATTAAATAACTTATATAAATAATAAATGTCTTTATCTTCATCATTGACTATTTTAGTATTAATATAAATTATATAATAGTTAATATATTTTATATAATTTGGGTAGAATTTATTATAAAATTGAATTGTTATACTTGTAAATGATTTTATATATTCAATAAAACTATTAACATCAATTTCCTTTAAAAAATTTACATATTTGTTGTCGTAATAATTATTTTGTAAATCAGATATAAAGTTATCAATTGTTTTAAATTTTTCTTTTATATACTTATCTAAAACAATGTTATATTTTCGATAAATTTCATTAATATTTTTTATGAACGATTTGCGAATATCATCTATCATTTTTTCTTCATCTATTATAAGTTGTAATGTTTTACGATATTGTTCTTCGGTTTTAACTCCTTCTACATAATATAATTCTTTATATTTACACTTTGCATCATAGTCCTCGTATTTATCACAGTTTTTACCTTTATATTGGTCAACGTGTGGAAATTTAACAGAATCTTGTTTTTGTTGATTACAAACATATTGATCGTATTTTACAAACTCTTTACCACCATCACCGACAGCAACAGGGATCAAAATTGTACGTCTGTTGTTGGTGTAAACATCAAGTCTCTTTTCTCCTTCAACATAACCATATTTATCACTTTCTTGATATTTAGTATCATATTTTAATATCTCCTCGAAATTAGCTTCTTGATTATCAGATGATTTGCATAAGAATACATTTTCATCACCTGCTAAATCCATAATTGCTATTTTTTGCGAACTTACTGAACCATTTGTTAATATGAATGACATTATAATAATCACATGAGATCTAGAACTATTAGGATTATTTGGTGTAGATTCTACTTCTCTTTTATTAAGTCCTTCGTCTATAAAAGAACCAAGAGTTCTTTTAATATCTTTATTTAAATCCTTTTCATATATCCAAATACCTTCATGAATAATAAATGAATACTCTTGAACACCTTGTTCTATTTCAATATCTTTTATATTATAATCTTGTTCTTCTATATTATTCATACCAACATTTTTTGAACCATGAAATATATACACATCTTTTATTTTAATTATTATCTTTGAAAATTTCGTTCGAAAACTATCAGAATTACATAAATGTATTAATATACCTTCTTCTGATTTAGTAGGGTCTTTTTTATTTTTGAGATAAATATAACTACTTGTTTTACCTGAACCTGATTGCCCATATGTAAATGTTAATAAATTTTCATCCTTATCAATAATTTTAGTTTTTAACATTTTTAACATATCTTCTGATATTTTTTTATTTGTCTCTCTATCCATATAAATTTTATCAAAAGGTCCATAAAAATAATACTCTTCTTTATTAGGATCAGATGGAATAGGTTGATTTTCTATTAATTTTACATCACTGTTATAGTATTTTAAAAATAAATAATTGTCAACACCATTTTCTAAAGTTTCGATATTATATCTAGGATTTTTATCATCTGTATCGTATCTTGCTTTAAGAATTAAAATTTCTTTTTTCTTTTTATTGTACATTCGTATATAATAAGTTGAAATTACACTTATTTGTGTGTTTAAATAATCGTGATTTTTCATAAGACTATCGTATTTTGCATATATTTCAAGAAGAAGAGTATTTGTTTCAGTCGCGTGATCAATATTTCTAAATAAATTATCAAAATCACTTGTTTTATACATATCATTTAATATAGAAACTAATTTATACATAAAAATATAAGATGTTGATTTAGAAGAATTAGCATATAAATTATATATATTTGAATCTCTATCTAAAATATATTTATTATCTACAGGTACTATTATATATTTTATTTTAGGATAATTATCTAAATTTATAAAAAAATTATCTATATATGTATTTATATTTATATTTGTATTTATAAAAATTGTTTGATATAATTCATTAAAAATTGTTTTATCATTCAACAACATTACTAATTTAATATACACATCAGTTTTTAATAAATTAAATATTTGTTTAGTATAACTAATTGTATTATTTATAGCAGGTTGTTGTAAGTCTATTTTTTGTGAATTAGAAAGTTGTTGTAAGTCTATTTTTTGTGAATTAGAAAGTTGTTGTAAGTCTATTTTTTGTGAGTTATTATTTATATCATGTAGTGTTCTATTAGCCACAACTATATCACCACCACCATCAGCAGCAGCTACATTTGTATTATCAAGTACAGGTGTATTTTTATAATATCCTAGAAGATTATTAAAAAAAATACTAGCGTGTACATTTTTATTAACTAAATCTTTATTAACATCAACATCTCCTGTGTAATTTGGTTGAGGTTGTTCAACTTTATTTCTTTTATACAATATATTTGTAGTTTCATCTAATTTTTGTTTAATAGCTTCAATGTCTATACCAAATTTATATTTTACATCATTAGGTAAATTTTTACTAATCGTAATTATAGTTTCTAAAAGAGCTTTTTTTTCACTTAAATCATCTGAAGTAGGGTTTTGAATATTTTCTTTATTTTTTAAAGATTTTACAATTTCATCTAATAATTCGCTTCCTTGTCCAGTTTTTGTCTTATCTTCTTCTAATTCTTTTATTCTACTTTGAGCTTGTTCTAGTTTTGCTATTGCGTTATTAGCTTCTGCATCTGCTTTAGCTGATTGTGCTATTTCTCCTTCTTTGTTTGCTTTTTTAATATCTGCTAATGCTTGTTCTACTTTTGCTTTTTCAGCTACTAATACTTGTTTTTCCTTAATCGCTAATTCTAATGTCGCTTTTGCTTGTTCTGCTTCTGTTTTTACTGTTGCTAATGCTTGATCAGTTTCTTTTTTTAGTTGTTCAAAGGCTAATGCTTCTGTTTTTGCTTTTTCATCTGCTAATTCTTTGACTTTTGCTTCTGTTTCTGCTTTTGCTTTAGCTTCTATTTCTTTTACTAATTCTTTGACTTTTGCTTCTGTTTCTGCTTTTGCTTTAGCTTCTATTTCTTTTACTTTAGCATCTGCTTCTTTTTTTGCTTCTGCTAATGCTTGTTCAGCAGCTGCTAATGCTTGTTCAGTTTCTTTTTTTGCTTGTTCAGCAGCTGCTAATGCTTGTTCAGTTTCTTTTTTTGCTTGTTCAACAGATTCTTTAGCTTTTGCTTCTGTTTCAAATTTTGCTTTTTCAACAGCTGTTTCTTTTTTTGGTTGTTCAACGGCTTTTTTTAATTCAGCTGCTAATGCTTCTAATTCTTTGGCTTTTGCTTCTGTTTCAACTTTTGCTTTTTCAGCAGCTGCTAATGCTTCTTTTTTTGCTTTTTCAGCATCTGCTAATTCTTTGGCTTTTGCTTCTGTTTCAGCTTTTGCTTTTTCAGCAGCTTCTAATGCTTCTTTTTTTGCTTTTTCAGCATCTGCTAATTCTTTGGCTTTTGCTTCTACTTCTCTTGATTGTGCTATTGCTTTAGCATCTGATTCTTCTTTTGCTTTTTTTACTTTAGCATCTGATTCTTCTTGTACTTGTTTTACTTTTGCTTCCACTTTAGCTTCTGCTTCTTCTTTTGCTTTCTTTTCAATTTCTGATGAATTATTTTCTTTAATTGTATCGTCTTTTGATTTAATTTCTTTTTTTAGATCTTCAATAATTTTATCTTTTTCTGTATCACTTACAATTTTTCCTTTATTTTCTTCAATCTTTTTCTTCAATTCTGCTATTTCTTCATCCTTAGCATCAATATTTTTTTTACATTCTAAAAGTTTTTTTTCTGCTTCATGTTTATCACTTAAATTTTTCTCCCTTTTATCTCCTTCTAATAAAGGATCTAATTTCTCATGTGCCTTAATTATATCTTCCAAATTAGACATTTTTTTAGATAAATCACTTAATGGTAGTGATTGTTGTGGTGATGATGGTGAAGATGAAGATGATTGTAGTGGTGGTGATTTATCATCAATTTCTTTAATTTCTTTATTTAAGTTATCTAATTCATCATTGATTGTCTTTAATTTTTCTTCATTAATTTTCTTATCATTATCTTCAATATCTTTTTTCTTTTTTTCTATTTCACCATTAAGACCTTCTATTTTTTTATCAATAACAAGATTTTCTATTTCCTTATCTCGTTTAATTTCAATAGTTGGTTTATCATTTAAGATTTTATTATTAGCTTCTTTTTTCTTATTCAATTCATCAATTTCCTTTTTTAATGCTTCAATCTCTTTATGAATATTATCATTAATAATTTGTAATTTAATAACAACGTGTATATTATCATTTATAGGTTTTCTACCTATTAAAGCACACATCTCCATAATTTTATGTTTAAACATATTTAAATCTTTCAAATACAGTTCTTCGTCATCACCAAAAGTATCACCAAAATATGGTAAAAATCCAGGATATTTTTTTTCAAATTCCGATGAGTTTTTAACACCATATAGTTTTTGAAAGTTCTCTGAATCAGAATTATATAAACCATCGTTTATAATATTATTATAATCATCATTATTTTCATCATCTGTATTAATACTTTCATTATCAGAACCACCAGGAGATTTTAAATATTTTTTATATTTTGACATTTTTTATAATAAAAAATATTTTTTAAAATGATTTTATATAACTGATGATATTTGTATTAACATGTTAAATCTATGATACATTTGTTTCACCAGAATAGGAATTTGTTTTTTCTCAATAGAAATATTATACGATCGTGCAAACCCAAACCATAAGTGCTTATGATTTTCTATCTTATATGTAATTGAGTTTATATTATACTCTAAATTCAATAATGATTGATTCAAGTTCTCTATACATATTTTGATCGTTTTACATAAATTTGTTTTCAAAGACATATCCTCGATAAAGTTTTTTATAATCCCTATGTCTTCTAATATGTCAGAAGTAAATATTAAATCGCTTAGTTCATTGTCAGTGTATGATATTTGTGACAAATATTTTATACTTTTTATAAGATTTGTAGTTATTGATATACCATTTGTTAATATCAATTCTGGAGATATTATATTAGTAGTTACTAAAGTAAACATTTTTATTTTATAAAAAATTATATTTTATTATAATAAAAATGTTGAAATATAAAAAATATGATTCGGGTTGTGGTTGTGGTGATGATGGTTCTTGTGGATCATGTAGTAGTGGTTATGTATTAGATGGTGGTTGTAATGGTTGTAAATTAAAATTCAGTAAATTATTTAATCTACAACGTCAATGTAATTGTGGAAGTTATGATTGTTCTTATTGTAATCAGGGACAACAACGAACTCAAAGACGAGTACGAAGTCGAAGAAGTGGACGAAGTCGAAGAAGTGGACGAAGTCCGATACGTAAAATGAAAATACTTATTATTAAATCATCAGACGGTAAACGAAGCAAACGACGAAATTCAAGAAAAAGAACATTGAAAACACTTAGACGTAGCAGACGTCTCAAATAATTTCTTAATCTTATTCCAATAATTTAGTTTATCTAAATATTCTGGATCACCAAAAATTGGTCTTTCTAATTCTATACCGTAATATAGTTTCTTAAAACAGTTGATACACAAAGTATGCTCACAATGAGGTCTTTTTATATTAATATCTATAATATCACATAAAGGACATTCAATTTTGGACTCTTCAATTTTTAATATACTACTACTATTAAAATTACGCCATTTTCCAAATAATGAATGACAATCCATACATAAACCATCATCATATACGTTATTTAGTCTATTATTACATACTATAAAATTAGGACACTTTAAGAAAAATTTGTTTGTGGGTATTGAACATATACCGTCTTTACATTCCATTTTAATTTAAACATTATTATATAATTCTATAAATGGATATTTATACAAATTGGGAAAATACAAGCAACAGAATTGTTGACGAAAAATTAACAGATTGGAAACAATTACCAGATGTTGTAATAATGTTAGAACATTTACATGAAGAACTTGGTAAGAAGTATTTAAAAATGTTAGAAAAAGAAAAGATTGATGTAAAAACTATTGCGACTTATAATGATAAATATGGTGCACCTGGACTTTTTAAATTCAATGATAATCTAGAATGTTCACCATCTACCTTAAGATATATAAGTCATGCATATGATATTTGTAAATTAATCAAATCAAAAGATTTAAAGTCTGTAAATATAATCGAAATAGGTGCAGGTTATGGAGGTCTATGTCTAATCTTAAATGTATTAAGTAAAACAATGAATATAGCAATAAATAAATATTATATATACGACTTACCACACGTTGAGAAATTACAAAGATATTATCTTGGTAATTTTGATTTCTTAAGTAATATTGAATGGAAAGATAATAATACTTTTGGTGAGGATTTTGTAAATTGTGATAATTGTCTTCTCGTTTCTAATTACTGTTTATCTGAAATCCCTATAAATTTTAGGAAAAAATACCTCAAAAATTTATTACCTGTTATTGATGGCGCATACATGATATGGAATTCTGAGTCAAAGGAAGGTTTACCTTTTATTATTAATGAAGAAGATGAAGACCCGCAAACTGGATTTATAAATAAGAAAATATATTTTTAGTTTTAAAATATACCATATTTCTCAATATCACTAAGTGATTTTAATTGTTTATCAGACAACAATGATACTATATTTTTCTTTTGGTATAGAAGCAGTGTTGATAGTAAAGTTTTGATTTGGTCATCAGTAAGTAATTTCAGCAATTGAGCAAACTGTTCTTCAGTTATAGGTTGTCCAATTTTTGATAAATATGCATTGTAGTCTGATTTTTTTAGAGGATAAATATTGGCGTTCTTTACGTCTTTGATGTTTATAAATGGTTTCGTTAAAAACATGTTTCTTAAATGATTATCTGTCATCTGTGATAAAGTGATTATAACTTCTTTATTTATTGGTGTAATTAAATTTACCTTTTCAGGGAAGATTTTCTTTAAATCATTTTCTTTTAAAGTTGATATTATATTATTTATCTGACGTGTTATATCAGGATAAAATAATAATACAAATTTTGAAGGTATTAAATCTACCAATTGTCTTGATTTTTTATCAAATATATATTTTATCTGTTCATCGTCGATTTTCATTTTATTTTATTATATAAAATAAAATAATAATATTTTTTATTGTTTTATAGAACTCCAATATATTCATACGTTTCTCTTTTCAATTGTTGGATTAAAATAGGTGGTAATCTATTCATTCTAATTAATTCAAATTTTTGTTGTGGTGATAATAATGATATTAAGTTTAATTGATCGTTTGGTCGTGAAGACATTATCATTGATTCAATTTGATTTACTGGAATTTTTTGTATTTCTTGCTTCATCATTTCTTGTTGCTTCATAATTTCTTTTTGCCTTATAATTTCTTGTTGCTTCATAATTTCTTTTTGCCTTATAATTTCTTGTTGCTTCATATTTTCTTGTTGCCTTATAATTTCTTGTTGATTCATTTGTTCTTGTTGCTTCATAATTTCTTGTTGTTTTATTTTTTCATTTTCTTGTTGTTTCTTCATTTCTTGTTTCATCATTTCTTGCTTGATCATTTCTTGTTCTTTAATCATTTTTTGTCTCATCATTTCTTGATTCATCATTTCTTGCTTCATCATTTCTTGTTTCATCATTTCCATTTTCATCATTTCTTGCTTCATCATTTCTTGTTTCATCATTTCTTGCTTCTTCATTTCCATTTTCATCATTTCTTGCTTCTTCAATTCTTCTTGTTTCTTCAACATTTCTTGTTTCATCATTTCATTTTTGATCATTTCTTCTTGTTTTTTCATCATTTCTTGTTGTATTTTTAGTCCTTCTTGCTTAATTTTTTCCTGTTGCTTCATTAGTTCTTGTTTAACGAGTTCTTCGTAAGATAATTTATTAGTAAATATATTCATATTCATTTTATTTATAATACAAAATAAAAAAAAATTATTTTGTAAAAAATTTTTGAATACCAATAATTTGATTATAACAATCATTAAGTGCATTATGACTTATCGTATCTTTCGATATTCTCTTTAAATTAATATTACCAACATCATAAATAGTTCTACAATCTCTAATATTCCAGAACTTCCATGGTATTTCTAAATTACACTGATTAAATGCATTTTCCAAAATCACACAATCAAAAGATGGACTGTTCGCCCATATATAAGAATGACTTTTAAGAAACGAAGAAAATTTTATTAGCGCATCTTTAATATCAATTCTATCTTTATTGTCAAACACTTCATATTTTGCTTCATTTGTCTGTTGATTCCACCATTTAACTGTGTTTTCATCAATATCCATATCTAATTTCTTGCATGAATCCTGGTTTATTCGAACATAAAAAGTTTCTAGTTTATTTATATCTTTGATCTTATCATTTCTATTAAATTTAATAGCTCCAATAGTTAATATTAAAGCATTAGGTTTTGTAGATAAAGTTTCTAAATCTATCATAATCTCAGACATTTTTTATATAATTTTTTATATTTTAAATAATAAATGAAACGAAGTCCAAATAAAAAAATAACTATTGCAGATATAAATAAAATATATGGTAAGCATAAAGAAAAATTCATTACAACAGATAATTATAAATTAGGTGAACAATATAATTTAGGTTATGGTGAAATTACACATAAGGGATTTAAAAATATATTAAATTTTATAGGTAAACCTAAACCAATGACTTTTATTGATTTAGGTTGTGGAAATGGTAGAGCACTTTCTTATGCATTTTTGAATGGTATAAAGTCTATAATAGGAGTAGAAATATTAGATGAAAGATATAAATTCGCACTTAAAGCTATAAAGAAATTAAAAATGGATAAAGTACAAATTGTAAATTCTGATATATTTGACTTGAAAAGTTCATTTTTCCCAACGAATTGTCTGATTTTTATAAGTAATTTGTTATTTCCGGAAGATACAACACAAAATTTAATTAGATTTTTAAGTGATAATGTAAAAGAAGATACTTATATTGCACTCACAGTAATACCGAAAAATCTATATGAATTGAATCTAATACAACAGATAAATACACCAATGTCGTGGTGTGAAACTTCTCAATGTTATATACTAAAAAAATAACCTTATTTTTAAAAAAAATAAAAATATTCCTTATAATAAATATGGAAAATGAATTATTTAAACTAGTTAAAGAACTATATAATGAAAATCAATCATTAATACTAAATACAATTATATTTTCAGTAATATCTTCTACATTTGACTCTATATTTATACCTAGAATGACTGCAAATATTTTTAATAGTGTAAATGATAGCGAAAAACTAAAATCAAATTTAATAACCCTTGTTGGGTTTTGGATTATAGTTAAATTATCGTACACATTCACTTCTTACTATAGAAAACAGTTAGAACCTGAAATTACTAAATTTATAACTCTTAAACTAATTAAAGCTGTCTTTAAAAAATACGAACAGGAGAATGAAATAATAAATGTAAGTGTACTAATAAATAAAATACATCTTATTAAAAAAGTATTACAAGAATTATCTTATTTACTCTGCACTGTTTTTATACCAAGAATAATTGTATTATTATTTTCATTCTATAATATTTATATTATAAACCCTACAATGGGTCTAATTATAATGATATGTGTACCTATACAAATTATTTTATTAACATATAATGTTTATGATTGTGTAGATAAGTCATTTGAAGATTTAGAAAACAAAGATGAACTCTATGATTATATAGAAGATTTGTTTTATAATGTAGACATTATCCAATCAATACCAAATGGTTTCAACAAAGAACTAAAAAATCTGGTTTCGTTATTGAAAGAATCGAAAGATAAAGAATCTGAATCACTCGATTGTTTATCATATAAACAAAATCAAGGTTATATAATAAATATTATTATATTCGCAGTTATACTATACTTTATATATAATCTGTACATAACAAAACAAATTTTATCAACTGACATTACTAAGTTAATATTATCTATATCAGGGTTGTTTGACAACATGTACGAAATGTCTTATTATATACCAGAATTAGTTAATAAGTTGGGTATAATAAAAAATAACGAGAAATTCTTACAAACACTTCTTGTAGCAAGTCATATCGAATACTCTGATATAAATTTAGATAAGTATAATATTAAATTTGAAGGTGTTTCATTTAATTATAAAAATAATAAAATATTGGACAACTTTACTTTAAATATTAAAGAAAATAATTTCATTTGTTTATACGGACCGTCTGGTTCAGGTAAATCAACTTTTCTAAAATTAATATTCGGTATTGTAAAACCACAAATAGGTACAATTAAAATAGGAGAACATGAAATATATCATAATAAAATTGGTATGAGGAAATATATAACTTATATCAACCAAAACTCATCCAAACTATTCAACAAATCAGTTTATGATAATATTATATATGGATATAAAAATACACCTGAACTAAGAGAACAAATTAAAAATACATTTATTAAGTTCAATTTCTACGACATATTTGAAAATCTCGACAAAAATAAAGAAAAGTGGTCATTTTTAGATCAAAATGTGGGCAAACTAGGAGATAAATTATCTGGAGGTCAGAAACAGATAATACATTTGTTAAGTATAGATTTAAATAATAATTCGAAAATAGTTATATTAGATGAAATAAGTTCTGCGATTGACAACAAAACGAAAGAAAATGTGTCTGATTATATAAAATACTTGAAACAAAAAAACAAAACAATTTTACTCATTACACATGACGAATATTATAAAACAATATGTGATAATGTCTTACAATTTTCTGAAAAGGAAAATCCTACTTTTTTTTAAATTTTTAATTTATAGTATTAAATAAAATTAATAAAAAATGTTAAGAACAGGAAAGATATGTGCATCATTACTATATAAATATATATCAAGTAGTTTATCTGAAGAAAATGATGACATCATTGCAAAGTCTCTGAAGATCAAATGCTTGTCAGAAGTATTTGAGAATTGTGGTGGTGTATTAACTAAAATATCACAGATAATGAAATATCAGTATGGTATTAGCGACAGTAGTGTATTTTCTGAATGTAAACCTTATAATGAAAAAGAAACACTTCAATTTATATTAGATAAAATTGAAGACAAAAATTACTCTAAAAACATAAAATCGTTTGATTCAAATGTTTATAAAAGCGGAACTGTTGGTCAAATACATAAAGCAGTATACATAGATGATCAAGAAATAGTTTTAAAAGTTCAATATAGTGGTTTACTTGAACAATTTAAAACTGATATTAGTATTTTAAAGTCTATCATCAAATTTATGTTTTCTACATTGTCAGATACAATTGAAGATATTGAAATTAAATTATACGAAGAACTTGATTTTACAAACGAATTTCGAAATCATGAAACATTTTATAAAATATGGGAAAATAACGAATATATCAAAATTCCTAAACTTATACCTGAATTATGTGATAATAAAATTATGGGTATGAGTTTAATACATGGTGAGAACTTAAATGATTTTATAAATAATTCTACACAAGAAGAAAAAAATAAGATAGGTATTTTACTTGTTCAGTTTGTATTTACAAGTTTATATAAACACAACATTTTTTATAATGATTCTCATTACGGTAATTTCATTATAGAAAATAAGGATACATTACATATCGTTGATTTCGGGTCTGTAAACGTATACAATGATGAATTATTAAATAAAATAAAAGTATTTCATAAATCAATGATAAACGATGATATTGAAAGTTTTTACGAATCTGCTAAAGAATTAGGAATAATAAACGATGAAATTTCTGAAGAATCAAGAGAAATTTTATTTCCTACTATGAAAAGAATATGTAAACCTTGGATTATGAATGATGAATTTGAATTTACTGAAGATTTTATTCGTGAATTAACTATACACGAAACACACTTATCGAAAGAATGGAAGTCAGGAGATATTATATATTTAGCAAAAATACCTTATGGGTTATGCAACATCTTACAAAAATTAAACTTGAAATACAATTTTCACGATTTCTTTACGAATTTGATTTATAGTTAAAGTATATTAATATTAAAATGTTATTAAGAAACGGTAAAAAAATTGATTATATTAACTTCAAAAGGATAAATCAGAAAAAAATTTTAAGAGATTGTGTTGAATTCTTACCTCGAGAATTACTTAATATTATATCTGATTTTAACCATTGTAAATTATGTCATATTTGTAATTATAAACACTGCAACAACTGTAATCAATGTGATATAAACCCAAAAATACATCTAACTTGTAAGAAATGTAAAACTTGTTATCCTAAATACATAACTAGAGTGTTTTATAATCTTGTTTATTATCATACCATAAACATGCACATACATTGTGAAAATTGTGATGCTGTTAAACATTATTCAATGCTGAATTACTATTATTACTGTCCTGATTGTTTATCAACCGATAACCATCAACATAGTTCATAACTCTATGAAATGGATTTTTAACAACACTATATACACCATCCACAAAATTAATATGATTGTCCATTTTATTACAACTATTTGTTATTAAGTCTAATTTTTGTTCTATCTTAATTAGTTTATCTTCTAGAATTTTAATTTTATCATTCAATAGTTTTTCATTGCACATTCTTTTATTATTAAGAATAATATTATCGCTATAAATATTAATATTATTCTAATAAATGTTGTCATATCAAACGGTGTCCTAATTTTATATTTTTCTTCTAACGATGGATCTAATTTACAAGCCAATGCTATTGAATTAGATATTGATGATTCAATAACTGTATATTTAATTTTTTGATGTCCATTGTGTATACCTACATTATATATACCTTTTATAGTCTTACTATCAAAATCGATAAACCCTTCATTCGTTGTCGATATAAATCCTGAAATATCCGATTTCCATTCATTAATTTCATTATCATAATATACACCATTGTACATTAAACTCACTGTCGGATTTTCTAAATTTTCACCAAGAGATGCTTTTAATTGTCGAAATGCTTCGGATATAACTTCATCTTTTTTAGATTCATTAGCAGTTTTATTCGTGAACTTGCTTTTTACATTTAAAATTGATACAGTTGTAGAAATTAATGTTTGTGATGATTTTTCATTGAATTTCATATAGTCTGTCATGTTTATAAAAATCAATCCCCATTCTGAAAATGGAAAACCATGGACATGAGGTACTTTTATTTTCTTATCCCAATGAAATGTTATTGATATATAAGTATTGTATTCTGTATTTTTCGCATAATTTTCTAAATCTCCAAAACAATATTTTACTTTATCTTCATTTTTGTTTAATATGTTTACCAATTGCATTGGTGGTGTTGCTATAACTAATTTCTTACATTCTATTTCTTCAAGTTTGTTGTTAGAAGATATTACAATTGATTTTACTTCTTCAGCTTCTATATTAATCTTTTCTATTGTAGTATCTGTTTTTATTTCAACTCCTGATGTTTTAAGAAAATTTGCCCATTTATTAAAAAGTCCTAAGTCATTAGGTAGTTTTGGTTCGTAGATGTTATAAAATGCGTTTTGATTTAAAAATTGCAATAACTCATTTATTGTGAATTTTTCAACTCCTGCACCATCCGTTAATCTACATAGTCTGTCAATAACATCTATCGATTCAGGTTTAAACTTGTTATCATTTAGAAATACTTTTAAATTATAATTTTTCCCATGATCAAAATCATAGATTAATTTCATAAATTCTAGACCTAATATAAAAATCTCATAATACGTCAATGTTGATAATAATGTCTTTCTTGATATGTCGTATGAGCTAAATTTATACAATTTAAAATTTTCATAGAAATCATAATCTATTTCTTTTAAAATTTCAATGAAAGAAATATAATTATCTATATAAACTCTTGGTGAATGTTCTGTAAATAATCTTTCGTCTTTGTAATTAACCCTTTCAACTGTATGAGCTCCACCAATTGAACTTTCTTTTTCAATTATTAATATTTTTTTGTATGTTTTACGTAAGTAATGAGCAAGTGATAAACCTGCTGGACCAGCACCGATAATAATTAGATCATACATTTATTATTTAATTATAATAAAAAAACTTATTTTAATTTATAAGACTATTGATGATATATAAAAATGGACACATATTATAAACATGTATATGATATTCTAATGAAACAACTTCTCAGGTTTAATACATATAATAGTAATAAAGATGTAATAAGGTTTGAAATAGATGCAATTTTAGAAACACATAATATTTAATTTATAGAAATAAATTAAATATATAATAACAATGGTTAAAAAGAAAACAGGTGGTAATAAAAACAAGAAGAAGAAAAAGGAAGATAATTCCAATGAAATCGAACGAGAATTGGTATTGAAAACAGACACACAAGAATATGCACAAGTTATAAAATTGCTTGGAAACTGTCGTTTAGAATGTAAATGTATAGATGGTAAAACTAGATTATGTCATATACGAGGTACAATGACTAAGAAGAAAATTTGGATATTGGTCAACGATTTGATATTAGTATCAATACGTGAATTTGAAGATTCTAAATGTGATGCCTTATATAAGTATACACCGAAAGAAGTTAATAGATTAAAAATGCTCGGTGAAATTCCTGAAAGTATAAATATTAATGATGTTGAAAAACAAGATGATAAAAATGATATAGGAATTGACTTCGATGAAGATGGTGATGACGACGAAGTCTCAGTTAAACGAGAAATTGATATAGATGCTATATAACTTCTTCTCCTTCGAAGTCAACGGCTCGTTTATTTTTAAGAACAACACAATATATATACCAACCTAAAACTAAAAATTTAATCATATCTTTCTCATCAATATCAGATGAGTTTATGTCATTTATCATATTTTTAAATTTATATTGCATGTAGAATTCACCAACTCTTTGTTTGTCAGATGGTTCTATAGAATCATCTTCGATAGAGTCAGCAATATCTCTTAAAAATACAGTTAGTTCAGTATCCATTATTATATATAAAAATATTATCTTTTATATAATAAAATAATGAATATTTTTATAATTATTTTGACAATCGTATTAATATCAATGATATATTATTACAATTTATTTAGATACATGACATTACATTTCTGTGATTCAGATCATTATATAAAAAAATACAAATCTATCAACAAATGTGTTGACAATAGAGTTATTATATCAATGACAACAACACCTGACCGAATAAACAATATAAAACCTGTCATACTATCATTATTAGACCAAACCGTTAAAGTAGACCAAATAGCTTTGAACATACCATATAAATGTAATGATAAAAAATACATTATACCTAAAGAGTATAGTAATATGGTAAATATATTTAGAACAAATAAAGACTACGGACCTGGGACAAAATTCATTCCAACTATTTTAAGAGAAAGTCAATGTGATACAATCTTTATATTAGTCAACGACGATTACATATATGGTCAGGATTTTATTGAAACAATATTGAACATATTTAAGAAAAATCCTAGTAAAGCATTGATTTCAGATGAATTTATATTATTAAAATCTGAGTTTGTTGATACTAACATTATAACAAGTACAAAAAAATATATTAATGATGAATGGATTAAAAATTATATAAAAGCACATAAAAAAAATGTTTATTATAATAAAAATTTTAGATCATTTTTTTTTATATGATATAATAAAAAATGAAAAAATATAGTTTATCTTCTTCAAGAAAGAAAAAATCTAGTTTAAGAAGATCTTCTTCAAAAAGAATGTCCAAAAAGAAATACAAGTCTCTCACAAGACGTGAAAAGTTGCAAAAGATTAATGATGAACGTGAAGGAATTAGAAGACAAGAATTAGAAAAGGAATTTAGAAAAAATAAATTACTTTACTTATAATAAAATATGAAACTTACAGATTTTAAAGATAAATTTGGACTTCCTGGTGAAGGAGTTCATAAACAAAGAATATATGGATTTGCATTAATGGATATTATTGGAACTTTTATATTTGCCTTAATACTATGGATAATTTTATTATATTCACCGTTGAAAGAAATATTACCTTTTTTTATAACTGGGATAGTATTTTATCTTTCATTGGGATTAGATAAATTAGATTTGAATGAGAAATATAAATATTGGTTAGGATTACTTGTTTTAAATATTATATTATATAAATTATTCAGTAATAATCTACTACTGTTTAGTATAATTTTTATGTTTAGTGCAGGTACATATATGCATGCAATTTTTAATGTTGATACAAAACTAAATATGATCATTAAAAATTTGTAAAAGTCCAATTACACATCTCAAATAATTTAGCACACACTTCATTATGAAAATTGAGTCTGTCAATAGTTTTCAAAATAGAAAAGTCTTCTTTTTTACATGGATGTTTATGTTTGATTAATAATTGGTAAAGACAGAATTGTGTATTTATAAAATTTTTACGGTCAATATGTTTAAATGTCTTATCGTAAACTTCTGTTAAAATATCAAAGTCTTCCAATAATTTATCTTCTAAATATCCAATATCATCTGGTTTAATACCAGTGATATTATAATGAATCAGATTAATATTTTCATAATGTTTAGAATATCCAAGTTCTTTTAAAAATATTGCTATGTGCTCCTTAGTAATATTTTTAAATTTCTCAATTTTACTTGCGTTTTTATTACCTACAAGTAAATGATGTAGTTCAAATTGTTTTTCTAGGTCATCATATACTTTTTGAGATACAGTACTATTTTGCTTACCTTGATATTGATTTATCTGGTCTCTAAAATGTATTTTACGATCGTACATATATTTAGATGAAACATTAATTCGATCAATATCTTTATAAGATGATATATTTTTAATTATATACTCCTGTGCTGAACAATTTACACATATACATATATTTCCATCTTCTATATCGAATTCTTTATTATTACAATGTTTACATGAAATTTTATCTTTCTTTTCGTTATTATTTATTTCAATATCTACATACTTACTTGCAATTTCTATATATTTATCTATTATATGTTTCTTGTCTTTATTGTTTTTCGTCACTTTGCCTAAAAAATTTATTTTAACAGGTTTATTCAATATATCTTTATATTTTTCTAATAGATCAACACTATCAATTATATAAAAATTTAGGGATTTGTCATTTTCAAGATCATCTATATATTCTTCCAAATCATTATGTGTTCGTGTCAATATATCTTTTATATTAGGTCGTAGATTATTTAATGTTAGACTATATTTTACATCTTTTAATTTATCCTTGTAATTTTCAATATTATCCTTCTCTTTTTTAAAATTTGATAATATTTTATTATCGATGTAAATAATATCTATATCAGATTCAGTTGACATTTTTTTATTATTTTATTTCTTTAAACATTTTAATATTCATCGAGTCTTTTAATACAATATCCATTCTCTTGATCACCATATGCATAATTAAGATTTCTATATCCACCACATGGATTTGGATTAACAATTTTTGAATTTGGTACTGGGTCATATAAACAATTGACATATTTCGCTACACCACCACTTAATCCATTTGAATCTCTTTCTTTCATGATAGATTCTAAACGATCTTTGAAATTCATTCTTAAGGTACTGTCAGATATTGTTCCTACTCCCCCATATGCATCATTTTTTATGTTTGATGCATACTTAAAAGTAGGAGCAGGTGCTAAAATATTATTTGGATTATTCATTTTTTATTGATAGTAAATAAAAAATAAAATTGATTTATAAATTTTATTTTTAACTTAAGTTATAAATATAATGGATTCTAAACAAATTAGTATTTTCTTTAAGAATGATGATGTTAAAAAAGATATAATGGATAGTGCATCACCATTTGAAAAATATATTATATTGATGAATGAAACATTACAAGAGGAAAACAGAAATTTGATGATTCAAATTAAAGATCAAGAATCTAAAATTAATGAGTTTGAGGAAGATAATGAGAATTACGATAATTCTAAAAGATATACTAAAGGTCTTCTAAAGAATTTTGTTGAGCTTGATAGATTAAGGATAAAGATACATGATATATATAATACACGTAATACTCAATACAAAGAAAAATTAAAAAAAATGTACAACTATAATACTATATTCGTGTATTTTATTATCGTCTTATTGGCTTTTATTTGGAAAATTGAATTTTTCGAAATCTATCAATTTTACTTTCTTACATTTACATTATCTGTAAATGTATATATTATCCAAATGATTTTCTATAAGTTAAAAATATCAGATGAATGCAATATGAAAATTGATATTATTGAGAAAGAAATTAAAAAAATTAGTGATTCACAAGACTTTTTGAATGAATATATAGATTGTATTTAAATTAACTTATTTTATTTTTAAACTAGTCATTAGTTTAAAAATTAAAAATGAAAATGAATATAAAAAAATACAATCATAATATATAATATGGGAGTATTTCATTTTTATTCATGGTTTAGAAAACAATATTCTAAAGATATATATAGAGTTAATAAATCTATTTGCGAGAATAATCATTCTATAGATAATTTATTAATTGATATGAACGGTTTATTTCATACTTCAACTCAGAAGATATATAAATATGGTTTATATAAACAACCACAAAATATAATTATTAGAGAAACAAAAAGAACACAATTAAACGTGTTTAGTGATATTTGTGATACAATTGAAAATATATTAATAACTGTTAATCCTAATAAAAGACTTATATTATGTGTTGATGGACAGGCTCCATTAAGTAAAATGTATCAACAAAGGAAAAGAAGATATAAAAATGCTAAGGATAGAACAGAAGACGATAAATCATTTGATAATAATAATTTGACACCTGGTACACAATTTATGGACTATTTATCAAAGTATTTAGACTGGTTTATCAAATCTAGAATATCAACGAATCCTTTATGGCAAAACTTGGAAATCATATATTCACCTAGCAGTGTCCCTGGTGAAGGTGAATATAAATTATTGTCATACATTCGTAAATATGGTAAAAATAATGAAAGTTATATTATTCATGGTCTTGATGCTGATTTAATAATGTTGTCTCTATTAACACATTTTCCTAAATTTTACATATTAAGAGATGATACATATGACAGAAATAATAATTTTTTGTTAATTGATATAGGTTCTGTTCGTACAAAATTAATTGATGACATGAAATGGGATAATACTGAAGAACATAAATTTATACCTGAATGGGTTATTAATGATTTTGTATTTTTATGTTTTATGGTTGGTAACGATTTTTTACCTAATATTCCTTCTCTTGAAATTATTGAAGGAGGTATTGAAGTAATTCTACAAGTATATAACTCTGTAGCAAAAGTTCATGGTCATATAACACGAAATACTAAAGGTAATATTGTTATATGTAAAACTTCTTTACTTAAATTTTTTGAAATTATCGCGGAATCTGAAAAAGAACTTCTTCAACAGAAAATTAAACATAAACATTCTTATTTTCCTGATGAACTTCTCGATAGTTGTTCGAGATTTAATGGAGAGAAGTTAGAAATAGATATTGATAAATATAGAGATATGTATAACTCTAAACATTTTGAAGAGGAAGAAAATTTAGAAAAAATATGTCATAACTATTTAGTAGGTATGCAATGGATTATTACCTATTATACAAAACAAGTTCCTTCATGGAGGTGGTTTTATCCATATCATTATGCACCATTTGCAAGCACTATGATTAAATATATTAATACTTACCAAAATCCTAGATATCATAGAGGTATTCCTTTAACACCATTCCAACAATTATTAACTGTTCTACCCACAAAAAGCAGTTCGTTGCTTCCTAAACCATTCGATGATATATTAGAAAAAAAATTAATTAAATTTTGTCCCGAAGATGTGATAATTGATTTATCAGGAAAACGACAGGAATACATGGGTATTATATTACTACCGAACATAGATGTAAATACAGTTATAAAATTGTATAATGAAAATATAGATAAAGTAGACAAAAAAGATATACGAAGAGATTCATTTGGTAAATCTATGATTTATATTTATGACTCTTCTGGTTCAAAGACTTTTTTTTCTTATTATGGTAATATACCTGAGTGTAAAGTCAATATTACAAATATTGATATTTAAAAAATTAATTTATTTATACAAAAAATGGAAAATAAAGGAGTTTTAATACCAAATAAAGAAAATGGGTACGATTATGAAAATTATAGATGGACGCAACGTGCAAAAGAAGTATCTATATATATACCTTTGAATTCTAACATAAAATCTAAAAATATTAAAGTCAAATTTTTTCCAAATAGAATTCAAGTTGAGATTGAAAATTCCGATCTAAGTTTAGATGGTGAGTTATATAGTCTAATTAAAGCAGAAGATTCGACGTGGTTAATAAGTGATAATGAGCTAGTTATTGAATTAGAAAAGAAAAAATTTGATGAATGGTGGACTTGTTTATTAAAAGGTCAACCTGAATTAGATGCTTCTAAAATAGCACCTCCACAGGGTAATATTTCAGATTTAGATGATGTAACTAGAGCTACTATCGATAAAATGATGTACGAACAAGAAATAAAAGAAAAAAATGGATTTTATAAATAAAATTGATTTATATTATTATAATAATAATATAATTATAAAATAATACAATGAGTAGCAACTTTCCTTTATACGATAGATTATATAATGAGATTGTAGATGAAGAAGATTTAACTACAAAACAAAAAGATGAATTTGTAAAAATTGTTAAAAATATCGACAGCGATGGTCAAGAACTATTGTATGCTCTTATAAGAGTATATCAATTAGAAAATAGTGAAGATAAGAGTACATTTAAAATACCATACGGTGGTAAATATATTAAGAATGACATTAAATTTGACTTTAACGATTTTCCTATAAAGTTGAAACACATGTTATATAAATTTGTTCAAATTCATATTAAAAGTAAGGTTTAAAGATTTATTTTTTGTTATTAAAATGTCAGATTTTAATAACTTACCATTTAATAAAACTTGCGTATTTAATTCATATATCGAAGGTTCTGATACTTTAGTTAGAACAGGCACAATAAATAACGATATTTTAAGTATATTTAATTCTATATTATACGCATGTTCCAAAAAATTCATCATTAATACAGACGAAAATGAGAAAATTAAACAAATCTATGACTTTAAAGATTATATTTTCAATATGTATTCAGAAACAGATAAATTTAAGTTATTTAACAAACTTTTCAATGATTTTACTTATAATAAGTTAGAACAATTATATGGATTCTTAAACGAAGACTTAGATGAAGTTGATAAAGATGTTAAATTTATTATGAACAAGTTACTAATTGACGAAGAATCTATTGAACTTTATAAGTTAATTACCGAGATAGTTCCACTAGAAGGTTTCAAAAAAATTTACAATATCATCTTAAAAAAATGGACTAATAATTCGATTGAGACATTTAGAAACATTTTACTCAAAGAAACAGTTAAATACACCGGTTATAATGATATTTTTGATGAGATTAGTAAAGAAAAAGGTGATTTTATAAAAAAGAGCATACTCATACTATTAGATATTATAATTAACATAGCAAAAAATAATTTCACTCAACCACAATTACCTGACGTTGTTGATAGTGAATTAATAAATTTTTTATCTGACAAATTTGAATATGATATATACTTTATTGATTCTAAATCAAGAAAACCTTTTATTCTTAAAGACCAAAATATATTACATATAAAATCTATAGTTATTTTGTCGTTTGATAATAAGAAATTCGAAATTGTAGGAAAGTTGCTAAATAATAATAAAATACAACGAGAATTCATGCCTTACGATGACGTCGTTAAATCTATTAACTTTTATTTAAATAAAAATAAAGTTCAGG